GTCTGGTTCAGCAGCTCGATCGTCGAGGCGACGGAGCCATTGGGGTCGATGGACTTGGCGAAGTCATTCAACGTGACCGCGCCTGCTTTGCTGGGGAGTGTTGCCATTGTGTAGCTCCAAGGGAATGTTACGGGGTCACTCGATGCAGTCGCGCGGCCTGTACCCCGCTTGGGCTTTTAGCACCGTGGTGAGAAAACCACATCAATCGACTGGGAATGTACCCGAAAAGCCACACGCCATCAATGCAACGCCCAAAAGAAAAAAGCCCGGACTCAGCCGGGCCTTGTTGCGTGATTACAACGGGTTAGCCGTTGGGCCACAAACGCTCGGCCAGTGACTTCGTGGCAACGCCCGCGTTGTTGCTTCCCATGCCTGCTGCGTCGCTTTCGGCCATGCCCTTTCCGATGCCGTGCAGGAACTGGATCGCGCCCTTGTAGCCCAGCACTCCCTCGATGGCGGCGATGGTGGCACCGGCCTTTTCACCAGGCATGAACTGACGGATCGCGCGCCGGGCCATCTCAAGGTTCTCGGCATGCGACTGGCCCCACTCATTCTGCAGTGCGGTGGCCTCGGCTGTGTTCCGGGCGTTCGTCGCCTGGGCTTCCGCAGCAGCAGCAGCCGTCGCGTCGGTGTCCATGCGCTCGGCGTACTTGGCCGCCATGGCATTCCAGTCGGCAGCCAGCCCCTTGGCTTGATCGGCGGTGATGCCGTGCTTGTGCAGGATGGGGGCCATCTCCTTGGCGAACTCACCGGTGTCGCCCTCGGGCACGGGCAGTTCGTATTTGTCCGGGGTCTCGGGCCGGCCGATAGCCGCGTAGAAATCGGACCACTGCTCGGGGGTGGCGTCTTTGCCGGGCATCACCAGAGGGGCTACGGCAGCGGGAGCAGCAGGATCAGCAGCAGGCGCGGGGGCAGCCGGGTCAGCGGCCACAGGGGCCGTGGCAGCCACGGGTGACGCAATGGACGCGGCAGCAGGGTCGGCCATCAGCGCGGAGGCCGCGGACACTGGGGCGGATGCGGTATCAGTCATTTTTCGTTCTCCAGATTAGTTTAGGATTTTCCAGTCGTTCGCAAGCAGATCACCGGTAGAAGCCACCCAGCCGGGTTGAATATTTCCGTTTCCGTCACACAACCCAAAACAATCCTTCATGTGATCACCTTTATCCATTGCGTTCCCCGCGTATAGGAGGCGCACATGAAGCGACTTCCCGTTCCAACCAGCGCGCGCGGCCCGCTTGCCTGCAATCAATGCAGAAAGTGCGCCACAAAAATCTGTTTGTTCATCAATCATTTTCTAGTTCCTTCATTGCCAAGAGTTGTTCATCAGAAATATTCAGCGTCGCCTGAATGCGCAGGTAGACCTCGCGCCGGCCTTCGCAGAGCGCCGTCGCGTGCGTGTCGATGTGGCCATCCTTGCCCACCACGACGCAGGACGTGTTCGCCCGGCAGAAGTCCGCCAGGTCAGCCAGCAGGGCGTCGATGTGGACGCGGGTTGGTTTGCGCTGGAACACGGAGCGGTAAGCCTCGCGCACGTTCCACCATCGGAGGTATTCGGTAGTCAGTGCCATACGATCGCGGTGAGTTGATCGCACAGGTCATCAATGGCCGATCCTTCGCCGTCTCCTCGGCCCACAAGATCAGGGTAATCGTCTGAAACACACAAGAATTCAGAGCGGTCGCCGTCAACCAGAGTGCCAACCGTCACGTCCATCGTTGATACGATTGAGATCATGTTTCGGTCATTGACCACAAGGTCGAGGGCGGATGGCGAACGCGATCTCTGATGTCAATGATGGAGACCACGACGGGCAGCCTGTGTAATCTAACGCATGCTCCAGCAAGTCCAACAACGGCGCGCGCTCGGCAGCGGCGACTAGGGAAGCGAAGCGGGTAAGCTGGGCTAATACGTGCTCATGCGGCAGGCCAAGGTGGAAAACCATTCCAGCCTCCCCGGCCACGCGGATGATGTCGTCTTTAGTTAAATTACTCATGGTGCGATTATCGCATCATTCCAGCCCTTGTCACTGCCCCAGCATCGCCGCCATGTCATTTGGGGCCGAGGCTGCCGTCGCCCCAGCTTGCGCCAGGTCTTTGGCCGCACTGGCAGCCACGGGAGCCGCAGCGAGAATCTGTTGCAGCTGGGCCTGCTGGGCCTGCGCTGCGTCGATCTCTTCCATTTCCTCGTCGGTGTACATGACCTTCGATGGCATGCCGTTCAGGCGCGCCAGCTCCTTCGACACCTTGTCCATGTTGAAGCGCTTGAACACGGATGGGCCGGCGACCTGGGCCACGGGCGCCAGTTGCTCGAAGGTGCGCAGGATGCCCACGCCATTCTCGGACTCACGGGCGCGTGACAGCGGGCTGTCGAACTCGATCGAGTACAGGCCGCCACGCTCCATCAGCTTCTCGGGCATGGGTGGCAACTGGTTCGCCATGGACAGGATGTCCAGTTCACGGGTCATCATGCGGGTAAGCAACTCGGACTCGATGCGCGACCCGGTGGGGCCGATGAGCTGGCCCTTCTCCTGCGCACGCAGCATGGCCTCGGTCGCGGTGATGTTGGGCTTGTCCACCAGAATCTGGAACAGCGTCTGCAGCAGGGCGTCGTTAATCACGGACCGCTTCTGGTCCATCATTTCAAGGCCGATCTCGATCTTGCCGCCAACAGCCATGGGCACGATCATCTGGCGCCCCTGATCATCGATGCCGCCCTTGTTGATGGCGGCCGGTGTCATGCGGATCGCGTCCAGGATGCCATCGCGCGCGGTCAGCAGCGGAGGAAGCACAGCAAGCTGGGCCGCCTGGATGGTCGTGCGGTTCATCTCGTTGAGCATCTTCACGTCGGGCAGGATCGTCATGCACGGGCTGCGGCCATAGACCTCGCCGGGGTTCAGATCGTAGCGGCCGACAGCGTAGGGGAACGAGCGGAACCCGCCGTCCTCCACCACCGAACGGAACTCATAGGCAACGTAATACGACGCGAACGCCATGCCACGGGCATCAGCGCGCTGCACGTCCATGTCGGCGCGTGGCTTGACGCAATGCAGAAAGCGGAACTCCTGGTCGGGGCGCTTCTCGGCTGCGTCGCGGATCACCTGCGGGAGCTTGGAGCCCCATTTCTGGTAAGCCTGCCGCGCGGTCCAGAACCAGTCGCGGTGCACCAGGTCAATCTCGCCGAATTCATTCTCGGCAAAGAACAGCTGCTTGATGGGCACGCCGCGATAGAACAGGCCCTTGCCGACGCGTTCACCGGTGTAGATGCCCATCGATCCGTATTTGCCGGAGTTGTAGTAGCAGCCCTGCACCTCGGTGTCGAAGTTGGCACCATAGCGGGCTGAGAACAGGCGACGGTTCACCTCTTCGCAGTAGCGGGTGACCTCGACGTCTTCGATCAGATCCTCGTCCACGGGTTTGATTTTGGCCCAGGTCTGGTTTCGAGGCGTGACCAGCGAATGCATGGCTGCCTTGAAGCGGTCGAGCGCAAGGCCAGGCGTGGCGTCGAACACCTTCTCGGTCTTCTGCACCCCCTTGATGCGGTCGGCGGTCATCGCGCCAAAGCGCTGGTCGGTCGGGTTGATGCGGTCGTCGATCTCCTGCCAGACCTTCTCGAAGGTCGAGCGCTGCGTAACCATGCGCTCGTGCATGTTGATGATTTCGTCAGCGCGGGCGTCGGACATTACGCCCCCAACAGAGTCTTGGCGGCCACGGAGCCGGAGGTGGAGCCTTCGCTCCCGGTGCCAACCGTCGCAGCCGCGCCCTTGCGGCGCCGCATGATGTCCATGGTCTGGCGGTCCACCTGGGTTTGGTCGACAACGGGTACTTTGATTTCTGTCACCGTTGGGGGTGGTGGGGCTTTCTGCCCTCCGCCGAATAATCCGCCCATGTCGTGCTCCTCAAAAGATCGCGTAGTCGGTGACTGCGCTGGTTTGGTTGTCGGATGCGTAATCACGCGCGGGGATGGCAAAGGTCAGGGCCAGGCTGTCGGCACGGTCGGGTGACTTGATGCCGCGCTTCTTGGCGTTGTCCTTGGCCTCCATCAGCAACTCGCCGCCCCGGAACTCGTACTGGAGCGCGGTGAGATCAGTCGCCAGATCGGGGTCGTTGGGTAACGATGCCCCGTTCTTCAGGTATTCGCGCATGTCGCGCCACATTCTAGCGCGCATGTTGTAGTTCTGACCATCGGACAGGCGGATGGATGAGTTCACGTCCACCACCTTCTGCCGGAAGTCACGCCGCAGCATGTCGGCCACGCCAGAACCGATGCCGATGGTGTCAACCGCGATCTGCGAGACAGGCTCCCCGATCTCCAGGATGGCCTGCTTCACGCGCCCAGCCACGTCCACCACGTCGCACTGGCCGAACACGATCTGCGGGTAGACCAGACGACCCTTGCGGAACGTGATGCAGGACTTGTCGTCGCCAAAGCGTGCCACGTCCACACCGCACTGCAGGGGACCGATGGCTTGAACGTCGGCTGGGCCCTTGCCCATGCACTCGCGCACATGCGTGCCGGCGATCCAGCTGTTCGCCACGGAGGCCGTGTAATCAAGATCGACCTCTTGCGCGAGAACAACGGGGTCAAGCGTTGCCTTCTGCTTGTCGTACCAAGCTTTGTCCTTCCGCGGGTCGTCGCGCCACGCGAACGTGAACACGGGGAACTTTCCTCCATGCCTCTTCCTGTAAAACGGATTGCCGGCCCCGTTGGGCGTGGACACATGGATTTTGCAGTTTGATGTCTGGCTCAACGCCGCATCCACAGCTTCCGCCTGCTCGATGAACGCAGCCTCGTCCACAAAATAGATCGACGTGCGATTGCCACGACCAATGTTCGTCCCGCTTTCTCCAATGATGGAGCTTCCGTTCTCAGGGTTCAGGATGCGCATCGAAGGCGCGTGGATTTTCTCTGCATAGCCCACTGGTCGGAATTCGATCGGAAGGAGCTTGATGAACTCGCGGATTTTCCAGAACAGCGACTTCGGGTCGCCGAGCTGGTCCACATACTCCATCTTGCGTGAGCCGAACCCGATCACAGTGCCAGGCTTGAACAGCCACATCCAGGCTGCAAACGCCACGCAAAGCCAGCTGGCCCCCATGTCCCGCGACTTTTCGACCACGCCATCCTCGCGGGCCAGCCAGCGTGCCTTGGTCCACTCGATGAACTCCACCTGCTTCTGAAAAAGCAGGAACGGTGCAATGGCCTCGATTCCGCGCTCGACATTGCGGGGGTCAAACGTCATGCCAAGGTCACAGATGAACGCGACAGGGTTGTCGGCGTAGTACCGCTTGACCCCATCCAGCATCGCTGGGTCCTTGCGCATGCGCTGTAGGCGGTCGATGCGCTCCATGAACACGGGCACGTAGTTGGGACTTTTGAAGTCGAATTCGTCCATATTCATGCCCGTACCCACCTAAGGCCATAGGCTGTCTTCTTGGCCCCGCTTACCGCTGCGTGAATGTTCTTGAACGACGCCTTTTCATGCCCGATTGACCTGAGCCAACCAGCCGCCTCCTGCATCGATGTGAATATCGCATCAGTATCGACACAGCGAACAGCTTTCGCATTAGGGTTCAGCCCACAAGGATAGCGGCCCATCAAGGTTTTCGATATCTGCTCGCGCATCTCGTGCGGGACCGTGTAACCAGCCTTCGCCGCTTTCATGCGCGTAATCGTCTCCGGCGACTTCATGCGGCCACGCAACTTGCCATTGCGCAGTGCCTTTGTCTCCTCGGACTGCTTGAAACCGCAGGCCCCCTCTCCACCATCGGTGTGGTTGCAGATGTCGTGACCCATAGATCGGAAGCACGCGATCAGGAAGCGCTCATGCGTGAACGCCTCATCCTCCGTAGGCCACACAGAAACCACCTCGGCCTTGAATCCATGCTTTGCGACAGTCCGGCTCCATCGCTCAGAGCGGCCCGTGGTGACCTTCATCCTATCGCGTCTGGTTCCCTTCCCGATGTAGAACGGCGCGTTGTCAGATAGGCGTCGGTGCAGGTAGGTGTAGTGCATCAGGCCACCTCACCATTGCGCAGCATCAGGTCAAGCCGGGCCAAGGCGTTCCAGGCAAGGTGCGCTGCGTGCAGGAGCTTCGTCTGGTCGTCCACGGCGTCGCCACGGGCCTCGGCCATGTAGTGGCGCAGCATGGCGTCGGTGTACCGAGCCACGCCATCAGGCACATCAACCCAGCCGCTGGCCGAGTACTTGGCCGCGCCGAACGTGCCGACCAAGCCAACCTGCTCCAGCGAGCGCGAGAAGTCGCCGAGCACCAGGCCCAAGCGGTTCTTACCCGCGTCGAGCTTGGCGCCGGAGTCAGATGGCAGGCGGCCAAGCGGGTCGTGTTCAGCAGGATGTGAGTCTTGCTGGCATCGATGCCCAGTTGACCAGTCGTCGTAGTCCACGCCACACCGAATGCATTTGTAGGCGAAGGTCATGACACCCCCAGCATGCGTTTGTAGGCTTCGCTGGGCTCCAGCGTGACCAGCGTCTCCTGCTTGATCGCGCCACCATCAGCACCGGTGATCTCGTGCCGCTCGGTCCAGCGCATGCGGGACTTGGTCCACCAGATCATCGCCGTGGTGTCCTTGTCCTTGGTCGCCTTCTCGAACAGCGTCTGAGACACGCGAGCGTTTGCCTTCGCCACGCCGCGCTGCAGTTCCAGCTCGAAGTGCTCGGACAGGGTTTTGTGGTTGATGCCTTCACGCACCAGCAGCGAGATGTCGCGGATGGGGAGGCCAAGGCCAGCCAGCAGCTCGACCTGCCGCCGCTCCTCGGTGGTGAACACCATGCGAGGCTTGCCAGCCCCGGCACGAGCCCCACCAGCGCCGCGCTTCTGCATGGCCAGGTGATCAGGTTTGGCTTGCGACTTGCGCGGCTTCTTGAGCGCTGGGTCCAGTGCGGGCCTACCCATCACAGCGCTCCAGAACAGCCTTGCGGCCGGTGTAGGCTTCGTAGCGCGCCACGATCACATCGCAGTAGCCGGGGTCCAGCTCGGACAGGCGTGCGCACATACCCAGGCGTTCAGCCGCCATCAGCGTGGAGCCGGAGCCCCCGAACAGGTCCAGCACGATGTCCCCAGGGCGGGCCGAGTTGCGCAACATGCGCTCAATCAGGGCGACCGGCTTCATGGTTGGGTGGCCGACGGAGCGTTTGGGCTTGGGCTCGCTGATGACAGACGGCACCATCTCCTCGATCGTGGCCGTGCCATCGACAACGAACACCGACTCGCCAATCCGCAGTTCATAGCGGCCATCGTCGCGCCGCGTGAACGGCATGCGGTCCTGGTTCAGGTCGATCATGGTGGTGAGCTTGCGGCCGCCATACCAGCGATGCGCGCTGCCAGGCTTCCAGCCGTACAGGATGGGCTCGTGCTGCCACTGGTAGTCCGAGCGGCCAAGCACCAGCGAGTCCTTGCGCCACACAAGGCAGCCGGACAGCTTGAAGCCAGCCGCGCGGAAGGTGGCACGGAAGTTCAGGCCCTCGGTGTCGGCGTGCGCCACATAGATCGCGCCGCCAGGCTTCAGCGCCGCGAAGGCACAGCCGTAGGCGCCAGACAGGAAGTCGCGGAACTCCTTGTCGTCCAGGTCGTCGTTGGAAATTTTGCCAGCCTTGGTCTCGTAGGCCACGTTGTACGGCGGGTCAGTCCAGCACATGTCGGCCAGCTCGCCGCGCATGAGTTTGTCCAGGTTGTCCATTGACGTGGAGTCGCCACACACCAGCCGGTGCGGGCCCATGACGTACACATCGCCAAGTTTTGTCTTGGGCTCAGCAGGTAGGTCGCCAACGTCGTCGGGGTCGCTCTCAGGCACCAGCACGGTCGTGAGCGCGTCCACCTCCTCCAGGCTGAAGCCCGTGAGCGTGAGGTCGAAGCCTTCGAGCTTGAGGTCAGCCAACTCCAGCGCCAGAAGCTTGTCATCCCAGCCGGAGTTCAGAGCGATCTTGTTGTCGGCCAGCACAAGGGCCCGCCGTTGGGCGTCCGTGAGCCCAGACAGCACGATGCAGGGAACGGAAGCCATATTGAGCGCCAGAGCCGCCTGTAGCCTCCCGTGGCCCGCGATGATGCGGTTCTGGTCGTCCACCAACAAAGGCGACGTGAACCCAAACTCTTTCATGGACCGGCAGATTTGTTCGACCTGAGCAGCCGAATGCGTGCGGGCGTTGCGCTCGTAAGGCACCAGGGCCGACACGTCGATGGTTTTTAGA